TTAGCAAGTCCACGTGTTGGTAGTCATCATCATTTAAATAGTTTTCGTCAAGTGTCAGATAACTAACCTTTAAATCTCCTGTCCACCCATCCTCTTCGTTAAGCATAGGCGTTAGTCGTACAACAAAATCGTTTGGTTCAAAGTCTACAAATATTCTGTCTTCACCTTTCATGCTACTTCCTTTCTATCTTTTTTAGTGGGAAAGCAATCAGGTCTGGATGTGTATCCTTTCCTTTTTCTTTTAACCACTCTAATGGTACAACTCTGTCTGCAAACAGAAACTTATTACGTTCACACCAGAGACTGTAGGTTGTCTTTGCCCCTTTACTTAACTTACGTTTGGAACTCTCGAACACAAACCGTATGTCTAGCTTGGGGTGTTGCTTCTTAATGAGCGTGTGTTTCCTACGGTCATCTGATGTGAAGCGTCCTTTGGTTTCTATAATGATGCCGTTTGGCAGAATAAAGTCTGGGGTGTATGTGCGGTACATCAAGTCTTCCCACTCTATCTTGAGAGCTTCGTACTTGATAGGCACATTGTGTTCTACAAGATAATCTTTTACCTTTATCTCTAGCCCACTTCTGTAGCCATACTTTAATGCTGCCTGAAACTGCTTTCGGTTCACTAGAACTTCCAGTTAGTATATAGTGGAATACCGAAGGATGTAGATGGATAGCCTAAATCTTTTAGCTCCTGTTTAATGGCATCGTCTGCTTCTTTACGAGCTTGTACTGCTGTACGTAGCCCTGCATACCTTGCCTCTCGCAGTGCTTTCTTCTTAGCTGCGATCTCAGCTTCCATTGCACGAACTTCTTCCTGCATTTCTTTTATTTCATCATCACCTAGCATGTTATTACTCCTGTAGTTCAACATACGCAACCATCTTAGGCTCACGTGCTTGCGATACCTTGGATGGTAGCTCTTTCATATTAGGCCAACACTCAAAACGATAGTCACAGAACTTGCAATTATCATTTAGTACCATGTTGCCACTGGGCTTACCTCTGTAAGTCTCAGGAACAGCTTCAAAGCAACGTTCAAACTTATTCTCGTTAACTTTTTCAACTGTCTCTTTTAATTTAGTAAGTTCTTTCCGCATGTCAATAGCAGCAGGTACATATTTAAAGCTACCATTTGCTTTATTTACAACCCACCATCCACCTGCACGTTTGTCAGATGCCTGTGCATAACCTGCAAGCTGACCTACGTATCCAAATGGATCACTCTTTTTTAGAGTGTCATATGAATCGAACTTATTCCTATATGACCAATCGGATGCAGACTTTATGTCATCTACAGCACCACCCATTATAAGATCATAACTACCAGAAACCCTAGTATCATTAGAATCTCCCACTTTAAGAGTAACTTTATCAGTGTCATCAAAGTCCACACCAGACTCCGTAAGCAGACCTTTAAAAACAGCTTCAACTATATCTCCTAGCATCATGTTCATAACAAATGTAGTCGGCTTTGGTAACGCAGTCTCAGGTTTGTTCTTCTCAAACCACAGTTGGCAGGTAGGACGCCCAATGTTGGACATCCGTAACCTGAACTCTTCACGAGATTTACCGCTACCAAACTGACGTATAACTGCATCAGCCACCTCTGCACCAATCTTCTTAGCTGTTTCTTCAGAGAAGGTAGTCTTCCCCTTTACAGCATCAGACATAAACTGGTGCAGTTTCAGTTCAGCAGGATGGTGCATTATGCAAAGTCCTCTTCAGAGATTTCGATGAACTCTTCAACACCTTCCTTGTCTACAGCCTCATGCTTGTGGGCATTCTCATCCCAAGCGTTAGAGATATACTCGTTGTAGTTTGTCACCCATGCTAGGAAGTTACCTAGTGTTTCCTGAGTGGCATCGTCCAACTCCAGAGTAGTCTGCAAGTCGAGTGCAGTCTCTGGTAGGTAGAAGCTGTTACCGTTTGGCAACGACTGCTCTGCTGTAGTAGCAGTAAACGTATGTTGCGGTGGTAGTCTACGCATCTTGCCTAGCTTGGTAAATATTGTACCAATAGTCTTGAATGCATCACGGTTCTCTACTTCCCAGATGAATGGTGTAGAGGATAGATCGACAGGCTTACCTGCTACATCTACAGGGTCAATCAATTCGACTGTACCGAATACTACACGTACTCGTTTGATCTGTTTGATTAACTCTTGCATGGACTCAGGCAGTGCCTTGAAGTCCTGTATGTATCCTGCAGGTTTACCACAGTTGAACCCACCGTCATTGTCCTTGAGGTCAATGTTCAAGTTGTCAGCCATGACAGTCTTGATGTATCGGTTAGGTGTACTGTCGTTCCCTTTCACGAAACGCTTGTACATAAACCTTTGTACGAATGGGCGAATGACCGCCTTGGATGCATAGTAAGTTGGACCATCAGGTATCTCCAACCTATATGTACCACCCTCAACGACTTCAACCTTCTTGGTCTTGCCGTTTACTTCAGCCTCACCCATGATAGGTGCATGTGATATACGCAGTCGAGCAAGCGTAGATGCTTTCTCTGATTGCTGATTGTCTACCGACATACCCATGAGCTTTGCCATGTCTGAGAAGTTTGTATTTATTGCGACTTGATTCATATATAGTCTCCTTTTCTACTTTACGAATTTATAGTTTTATCATGCAACGTCTTTTGTGTCAAGCCAATTGTCACCAATTTTAGCTTCTAATAATAATGGTACATTGAAATCAATATTCCACTTCTTATTCACCAACGATGTTAGCATCTCATTAGTTCTTTCTATTACCTTTAGTACCTTTTCTGTTTCATCTGGATGAACATCAATCACGATACTGTCATGTACTGTGTTTACAATACAGGAATGCATTTGATTTACACCCATTAGCTTATCTATGTATATCAGAGATATAGGTACAATGTCAGCAGTGGCAAACGATTGGACAGGATAATTTTTTATCTGTGTGAAATATGTCACACCACCAAAGCGTCTACGTTGTACATCAGGGAATGAGAACTCACGTCCAGATGGTGTACGTATCTTGCCAGTGTTCAATGCTTCCTTGGCGAGAGCCTCATGCCACTTGCCTATGCCACTGTATTTCTTTGTGAACTGCTTGTAGTATGCAGCCTCTGCTTGTGTACGTCCAAACCCACTAGCACCATACAAGGGTGCAAAGGTATGTGACTTAGCATCCTGACGTGAGATAGGTTGCCCTGCATCAGAGATAACTTTAGCTGTATAACTATGTACATCAAAGCCTGTGGCTACCTCTTCAATAGCAGTAGGGTCTTGTGACAGGAATGCGGCTACACGAAACTCCAACTGTGCAAAGTCAGCTTCCATGATCTGACCACCCTTCCATCGTGACTTGAACACACGCTTCACTGGAAACGTACCACCACGTGGCATGTTCTGCATGTTGGGGTCTGCCCCCGATAGTCTGCCTGTACCTGTGCGGTGCTGTAGCAATCGTACATGTAGCTTACCATCTAGTTTGGTATGCGTAGATATGCCATCAACAAAGCTACTCAGGTAAGTCTCTACGGCACTCAGTCTACGTACCCTCTGTAAGAATGTCTCAGCTTCAGTCATGCCCTTACTACGTGCAATGCCCTCAAGGAATACGAGGTTGTCTTTGCTAGTGGAGAACCCACTGTGGCTCACCCACTTGGATGTAGGTGCAGAGAACTTCAGACCTGCTACAGTACTTGTGTTTGTATAAACAAAGCCAGTAGCTTCACAGTCACCACACTTGTTAGTACGTGCAAACGGTGTTCCATCTTTCTTTGTCTTACGTATCTGACCAGTACCATAGCAACTACTACACTGCTTGGCCTTTTGTTTGTACAACACATCACTGCTGTTACGTACCTGATAACGATAGTCTTGGTCATCCATACGTTCATCAAACAACTCTGCCCAGAACTTCTTGTCCTTTGGCTTACGACTGTACACAACCCAAGACAATTGCTCTGTGCTTGCCAGATTGATTGGGCGATCACCCATCAGGTCACGTACCTGTTCTTCTAGCTCACGTATAAGTTGTCCACGCTCTTGCTCAAACTCCTTATGCACATTCTCTAGTTCATCAAGGTCAACGGCAAACCCACGTTGGTATATCTTGGCTAGGTGTACAGCCAGTTGGTTGGTCAGCTTCACTGTATCCTGCAATGGACGATGCTCTTCATATACACGTAGCTTTATATCAATGTGTTCATACAACTCTTGTGTGGCATGTAGGTCTGCTGACAGATAGGAAGACAACTCTTTGTGGTTCATGTCACGTACAGACTTACCTGCCTTGAGCCACTCTTTCATTGTGTCCTGCTTCTTTGTGTCTAGCTCATACCGTTCTGCACATGCTTCAAGTGACAGTGGTTCTTTCTGTCCACGTTGTAGGATGTACTCACCTAGCATGGTGTCAAAGATTTCACCTTCATAGGTAAAGCCTGACTCCCATAGCCACACTAGATCGTGTGCGGCATTGTGCATAATAAGAAGGGAAGCCTCGTCCAGTTTAAGTTGAACGATGGCTCTCCCCTCTGTAGTGGGTTCTTGCTCTGCGTGATCGAATGTTACAAGGTCTTCGCTACCAAGATCATCTAGCATACCCACCATAACTAATGTATTCATAGGTTCGAAAGGGTCAAGGTGTAGCTTGCCGTTTCGTTTTGTCACTGTGTTTTCTACGTCAAGGGTCAGTTTCATTGTGTCTCCTAATAGTCGGCTGTTACGGTTTCATGTGTTGCATCTACTACTAACTCATTTGAGTAGTAATCGTCAAGCGATTTCTCAAACTCTTTCCTGTTAGCAAACTCAGCCATAGCTTGCGTTGCTTCTTTCAATGTTAGCTTGTGGCGTTCCATTGCCCCAATTAATTCTACTTCTTCTATAAGTGTTTTACTCACCATTGTTTATCTCCTTTCGTTCCTTTGCTCGTTGACGTTCATCAAAACTAAATGGCCTGATGTCGTTATAGCTACTCGCCTTATCGACAGACCTGTTTGTATTGAAGTCAACTATTACTCCTGTGTTCCACTTGGCACACTCTTCCTCTGCGTCTTTCATATTATCAAACAACTTGGGCTTGGGGAAGTTTACAAACCCATGTGTATTTTCTGGTACATACATGATGTCACCATCTACATCAATCACTACTGCTAGTCTCATCCCTCTCTCCTTCTCTGTAGTTCATACTCAGCTACACAAATAATGTTTGTAACTGGGTCATTGAAACCTGCTATTGCAATCACTTCTATTGCAAGTGTACTCGCATTGTTTGCATCAGTGACATACTCCACACATGCATTCTCATACTCAAATGTTTTGTATGGTATGACAAATGGATCACCCATAGTTACGGTAACAAGTATCACCCAGTTCATGCCACGTACCTCGCAATCTTGTACTCAAG